GAGAGGCCTACGGCAAGCCCATACGGGTATCCTCGGGCTACCGATGCCCTCATCTGAACGCTCTAGTTGGTGGCTCGTCTTCCAGCCAGCACAAGCAGGGGTTAGCCGCCGACCTCATCGTGCCAGATATGGAGCTTCTTATGGCGGTCATCCGTAAGCTCGGAGGATTCGACCAGCTCATCGATGAACGCCCCAAGGGCAGGGGAAGATGGGTACACGTATCTATTGCCCCCGAGGGAGGTAAGCCCCGAGGCAAGGTGATGCGCTATGACGGCAGGCACTACGTGATTATAGGGTGATGAGATTTGCACTAGCAGGGTGGGGTGATTTGCTATACCAATAATCTAATTAGCAGGTATACAGGTAAATACCTCCACCCGTGGCTGGTGCAAGAATTGCAAAATCGGAAATTACGATTTTCTCAAACGCAGATAATATGGGATGTTGCAACAAAATACAGAGCAAAACACCGAAGGTGAGGATAGGTAATGATACTATCTTCTCCCTTGTGCTTTCCCGTCGCAATGGAAGCCTCGGCATGAGCCAAGCCCCAGAAGAAAAAGACGTTATAGACCCTCGGACGCTATCAAGCATCGAGGCGGAGATACGTAATGAGTTCGGGGACTCGGAGGTAGTAGCAATCAATATGGATGGTAAGCTCCTCAAGTTGGAGGTCACAAAAGAACTAACCCAGCGTATGGGGCTTGGTCTGTATCGGCTTGGTCTAAAGATTCGAGAAGAGGACGTCCGCTTTACGGACGGCTACCGAGATATAACGCTCGTCTCGGAGCTTTGCCAAGTCGTGTCTGACGGGGCGGAAGCAGGGCAGGCAAATACCGAGATTTCAGTTGCTATTGCCCAGCTGGCAACTGGAAAGAGTGCCTACCAGCTCTACCTAGAAACCACAAAGGACATTCCAAAGAAGACGCTCCAAGAGTGGCTAGCAGGCCACAAAGGAGAGAAGGGCGATAGTGCCTACCAAATCTACCTTGCCACTACCACCGACAACCCCAAGAAGACCGAGGAGGAGTGGCTTGCTAGCTTAACAGGAAATACAGGGAAGAGTGCCTACCAACACTACCTTGACACGACTTCCGACGATCCTAAGATGAGCGAGGAGGAGTGGGCAACGGGCGGGTGGCTTGTGTTCGCAGAGCTTTTGAAACGAATATAACAAGTAAAAAACTATGGGTGAATTAATTCCAAAGGTCGTAGTAGACCAATACAGGAGGTTGGAGCGGGCGCATCGTGACTTGAAGCAGGCAATGCGCTCAAGAGGTATACAGGTGGGTGACGATGACACGATAGACACCTACGCAGCGAAGCTAACGGCGCACGAAGTGCCAAGGATAGCCATCTTCAAGGTGTCGCAATTCCAAGGCTTCCTAGATGAGAAGCTCCCAGCTATGTATGTATCTCCCTCCTATATTCAGCCAGACCTATCTACACTCTTCTACCGATGTGCTCTTCTAAAAGAGCTGCCTAATATTGAAGGTCTGGATAGGGCGATTGTCATGAAAAACTTCGTGAACGAGGCGGTAGCTCTGACGTCTGTAAGTCTTCCAGACCTTCCACAGGTAGACAACATGAGGGAGTTTGCAAGGGCGTGCACCGCTCTAAAGACGGCTGTTATTGGCGCACTTCCCAAGGCTCGGACACTCGATTATGCCTTTGGGCTTTGCTCGTCGTTAGAGACGGCGGAGATAGGCGCAGCACCTCTCGTTACCAACGTGTATGCACTCTTCCACTCTTGCCCGCTGCTGCGCAAGGTGAAGCTCTCCCTCGATGGCGGGCTAATCGACAACTGCACGTGGATGTTCAATGATGACAGCCTGCTCGAGGAGGTCGAGGGCGTCATCGACATAAGCAGATGTACCTCAACCGACAGGTTCGCCAACAACTGCACAAGCTTGCGGGAGATACGAATCAAGGGGCTGGCCTCCGATATAGCGTTGCATTGGTCTACGAATCTCTCCTTAGAGAGCGTTCGATACCTCGTTACAAACGCCAAGCAGGTGTCGGGGAAGACGATTTACCTCTCAAACAACCTACGTACACTCTACGGAGCAGAGATTGAGGAGGTAGGAAGGCAGGCCACCGCTAAAGGTTTCACCATTAATTTCAGATAGACGATGAGAGAGTTAGTTGCGCCAGAAGGCAAGATGTACGTGTGTCGAAAGGCAAAGATGGTAGCCTATGCCTTGATGCTCCCAGATGGGGCAGACGACACCCCAGAGCTTTTGGATGAGGCGGAGGCCTTGAAGCTTGACAGGGAATGGAATCCGAGCTTATACGCCGATGCCGTGCTGGAGATAGACCCAGAGGGGAGGCATAGCGACCCGCCAAGCCTATCGGGTGGGGACTTTGTGGACAAAGTGCGTGAGAAGATGGGAGAGGGAGGTAAGTAACGAATTATGGCAGGCCTACACCAGCTATTACCTCGTATTTTTTAGTGGGTGGCAATCCAAGAAACACCCCCAACCTGTGGGGCTGGGGGTGTTGTGTTGAGGTTTGGTGGGAGTAGTATGCCAGAAGACCTTAAAGCTAGACCCGATCTGTTGTGGCGTGGAGGTGTACCCACCCAATACCTCTCATCTACTAATCAGAGGCAAAGGTATAGATAAATGAGGAAAGGAGGGCAAAAGAACGAGGGCGAGACAAAAGCCCCGCCCTCTACTGAATTGAATGCTAATCACCAAAGGATAACCCTTCAAGTGTTGCATGTCAAAAAGGTAGATAATTATTTTGAAACAACAAACCAGCAAAAAACTAACACCCTCCACTATCTAGAAAGACAATGGAGGGTTCTAAACAACATCGGAAAATGAACAACCGACGCTTGTGCGATAGCACGGGGCAAAGTTAGTAAAAACTCTTTAATTCATCAAAACTAATGAGATTTATAGCACTTATAGCATCGTTCGTAACTGCCTCGCTTGTAATAGCTGGCTGTGGTACGAAGCGAGTCGCAAGCATCGAAACAAAGGAACACGTCAGAGATAGCGTGCGAGTCGAGTACAGGGAGCGTGTTGAGTGGAAGCACGACACAGTGACGATCGAGATACCTAAGCAGACCACCGAGAGGATGGTCAAGGACACAGTAAGCCTCCTCGAGAATGACTACGCCAAGAGCATAGCAAAGCTCCTGCCATCTGGAGAGCTGTACCACTGGCTATCGACGAAGCCACAGAAGAAGCCCGTCGAGGTAGAGACGCCCATCTACCACAAGGAAAAGACCACCGATAAGGGGAGAACGGTTACGATAGAAAAGACAAAGACAATAGAAGTAAACAGGCTTACGCCTTGGCAAAAGAAGCAGATAGCGGGCTTCTGGGTGCTTTCAATAGTGGTGCTTGGTTACGCTGGATTCGTGACAAGGAAGCTATGGCTACCGCTGGTAAGGAGGCTTATCTAACTTGCTCGCCTTATTTATGAGGTGAGCAGATGTAACATAAAAGGCTCGTATTTATGGCTGTTTTATGTGCCATTAGAGCCGATAGCTTGAGCATTGTCCGCCCCTAGCTTGTAAAAAAGAGAACTCCCCAACAGCTAATCTGCCGTTGGGGAGCTTCCTTTATCTGAAATATGTGATAGTAGGTGATTTTTTAATGAGAGTATAATATCTTCATCGTTTCGTAAATGAGCGAAACGAAATGAAAGAGATTGTACCTGCCTAGACAGGTAGCACCTATTCATTTCCATTGCTCTAGATATGTCACGTGCTAGACCCTTAGGTATCCTGAGCCCTTCCATTATGCACTTTGGTGCATATAACAGTAGTATGGATGTTACGATTATATCACGAGATCTGAAATGTGAACTATTTCCTCCAAGGAAAGACTTCGCTTCATTGATAAGTTCTGGGAGTAATGATGTGTCCATTGTGTAAGCTAGTTATAGAAATGAGTAGGGGAGAGGCTCATCACCTCTCCCCGCTGTGGTTACTCGTTGTTGTTTTCAAGGAAGTCTAGGATGTCCGTCTCCACGATGGAGAGGGTGCGCTCGCAGGGAATTTCGTTGTAGACTGTCTCGTACGCCTCTCCTAGGCTTGATGCGCTGACGAGGTAGGTGTGCTTGTGCAGTGTCTCCTTTTCGTCCTCCTCCACGACCTTGACGATGTAGAAGCAGACGTCCGTATCCTGCCCAGCGGGGGAATGAATCACGTTGTAGAACTTCTTCTTGGTGATAGCTTTCACCTCGATGGGAGTTTCTTTGGCGGCCATAGTCTGCACCTCAGCCTTGATGATGGCCTCTGCATCGGTGAGGTTATGGGCTTTCACGAGGTAGTTCTCAGTGATTTTACCTAGCCCTAGCTTGTCGTATGAAACCTTTGCTTGGTAGATGTTCATTGCTTGTTGTGTTATTATATGTTACTATTTCATCTGTCGTCCTTTTCCTTTATGATGGAGAAGGCCGTTAGCCATTGCGACATAATCAATATCCATACGCTTATAAACTTGGGTGCGTCATACAATACTGTTATCACGCCTATTGGCAATAGTATTACACCTAGCAGGAATGCAAGTGGTCGTACTGTTATTCTATCGTGTTTCATTGCTGATGTCTATCTGGGTGTAGTCACCCTTGTTGAGCTGGTTGTATGTCTGCTCATCCACAACTGCGTGGTGTGTCTCTATCGCAGGGACAAGCAGGTGTATGACATAGATAGTCTTGCCATGCTCATGTCGTGTTTGCTTTCCAATAACATAGCCAGACTTGTAGATTGGTGTATTCCTCCGTGGCGAACAAGTCACAGAGGAAAGCACAATCGCCATACACATAGCGCAGAAGAATTGGTGTAGAAGTTTCATAGCCCTGAGTTCTTAGCCTCACATTCTTCCATCTGGTCTATCAGAGTGAGGTATGTAAGCAGTGCATCGTACCTCTTCCGCTTGAGATACTTCATTTCCCTGGGTAGGGTGTCCCATTCGCCACGATTGTCCTCATTAGCAAGGCGGTAAAGTTCCTCCTCTAGGAGTTCCCGCACGTTGATTGTCTGGGCTCTGGAGGGCTTCTCCTTAATTTTGAGGAATTCTCTTAGTGGAATGCCATATCCCACAAAGATGAGCTTTGGTGTTAGTTTCCCGATTTCTTGTTCGTTCATATTTCTCCTTGGTTGTTTATTCCGTTATGCCAAGCATTTTGCAGATGATGTCTAGGCGGTGGGCTTCGGCGTTGGCCTTGAGACGTTCCACACTCTCCTCTTCCTCTTCTGAAATGAGGATAGATGGCAATCTATCATCCTCGCTAAGGTACATGCTTAGGTGCAGGCTTTCTCCTAAAAAGATTACAAAGTCCACACAAGGAAATCCCACCCATGATATCGCCTTGGCGGAGATAGTCTCGTTCTTCTCTTCCCACTCCAGCGGGCATTTCGCCAGCTGGGCTTTTACTTCTTCGCGTGTCATTTTCGTTTTATCATGTCTTATTCGTTTCTATGTTAGTTCATCGATGTCGAAGTGTCTACATGCTTCTTCGACTTGCCAATATCTGGCAATCATCTTAGCTTCATCCATTGTGACATCCTTGTATGTTATTGGAGGGTCAGGCTCAGTACAATATCTCATATTAATGGTTATCGTCAGCTTTCTTCCTAGCATCCCAGATATAATTGCATACCTTCGACCAAAAACACCTATAAGATACACCTCATTAGGTTCGTATTTGTCCTCTCTCCATGTTATGGGTTTGAGGCTTATTGCGATGTCTTCTCGTGTCATAGTTCATTGAATTGTGAGGGGCGCACGGTTGCACGCCCCTCTGTGATTAATTACTATCGTTGCTCTTGGAGGAACTCCTTGAAGTCTGCTTCGCATTCCGAGATTGCCTCCTCCTTTAGACTAAAGCCTTCCCCGAGTGCTACCTCGAGTTCTTCTGGATAGAAACCCATAGGGTCTACCTCTAGTGGCAGTTCGCCTCGGAAACACCTCCAGTATGCCCCATAACCAAAGTTGTGGTTGTAACAGAAATATACCATCTGGGTGCTTTCGCTAATCTTGGCATACCCGACAGCATTCCACTGAGGGAAGTCTTCGTTTTCCGTCCACTCCAGTTTGGGGGTTCCAATCTCCTTGATGAGCTCCATAGCTCTTTGCCATCCTACGAAGCCCCCGATATTTTTATCGTCGATGTAGATGTCTGCGTAGACTTTGTTTCCGCCAACACCTCCGAAGAGCTTCAAGTTGTCGGGGTTATGGTCGTTCACGGCGTGGAAGGAAAGACCATTCTCCTCGCACCATTGAAGAGCTTCGTTTAGCTGCTCGCCCTGCCTGCACGTCCATAGGATGAGGTAGTGGCCAGCTTGGTGAAGCTCTCGAACGCTCTCTATTGCATGAGGCATTGGCTCGCCTATATCTGGGTACTTGTTCTGACAGATAGTTCCGTCAAAGTCGATTGCTATAATCATAGTCTGTTATCGTGTTTTGTTGTGTTATTGGATAATGTCTGTTATCTTGGGAAGGGCGTAGACAACAACCTCATCCTCCAGACCGCCTATGGATGTTTTCGCTTGGAGATAGGACTCCTCAGTCACTATACATCCTTCGCCAACCTCCACACCATCCAATACTTTGCACACATAGTACGCTTTCGAGCGGCTGCTGTTCAAAGCACACAGAGGAGGGTAGCCACTCACATTCAAGGCGATAGACCACTGTTGGTCTACGACTAGGTATGGAGACATTAGATTTATGTACTTCCATGTTTTATCTTGAGCCTCTTTTTTGCTGTTGGCTTCAACAAGAAAGAAGTATTCGTTTCTTGGGTACCCTCCAAAGGTGCCAGAGGCGTTTATTATATATACCTTCATGTCCTTTGTTCGTTGGTTATTGCCCTCACCAAATTGGGTTTTCGATGGTAGCTACGTCGCCGATGTTGTACTTGTGGTAGGTTGTTTCATCAACCCTAATGAAGTGCTTACCGTCGTCACACATAAGTGTGATGGAATACACATCATTGTAGTACATAGGTTTGAATTTCTTGTTTATGACAACTCCCGTGTAATAGTCAGGCTCATTGCATGATACAGCCACTGCGCCTATCAAGGCAATCAGAAATATTTTTATCTTTTTCATCTTAGTACTTCTTTCCGTGTAGTCTTGGGCGGGTTGCGTTGTAGCGCATCTTTAGGAGAATATGACGATCGAGGTCGATGTCGAAATGTTCGGATAGACAGCGGAGCAGGCATAGCCCATCGAAGACCTTTTGTAGTGGATTCCAAATTGTGTCGTTTCTGCTCAGCTGGCGTGTCAGCCCATAAGCCCACTCTATAAAGCCTTCTGGACTTGCAATAAAGTCACGAGAGGACATATAGTTTTCCTTCACCTGCTCGGTGATGTCGGGCGTATCTTCCTTTTTCTCGATTATGCTACCATAAATGTCAAGCAGTCGTATCTGCGTATCTGCCAGCTCATCCTCCACGGTGTCCTTGATGTGTGACTCAAAGAAAGGGATGAAGGCTTTATCGGGGAAATCCTCTATGCCATCTGGTACGGAGGCCGTACGTCCTTTTCGGTGCGCCTCCACGGACTCGGTGACCTCGGTGATAGCGAGCATGAAGTCGTGATTGGGGCTGTGGGGCTCATCCCAGAAGCCCTTAGCCAAGGCGTTAGCGTGGACTTCCTTGGCTTGTTCGTAATAGTTCATTTTCGGTTGTTTTTTATTGGTTATCATTCAGTGACTTCACCGATATGTTACGGTAGTGTATTGTCAGTTGTTGCAAAATATGCAACAACTGAGAGTGAAGTGTAAACCATTGGGTTACGGGAATACTGCAGGTCGTGTAGCAATATGATGAATGGCAAGGAGGGCGGCGTCACGCTCCTCTTGGTTGCTACGCATCTGGTTTGTGGCGTGAAGGGTTATGCGGTTTCGCTTGCAGTAGGAGACAAGCTCCTCATGCGTTATCTTCCTATCTGTACCTCTCCAGAGCTTTACCAGCGGTGACTGTTCGATGTAGTCAAGCCCTTTCTGCATTGTGTATGACAATAGGAGGTTGTAGGTCTGTGCGCAGAGTCCGATGCTATACCCCTTCTTGGCTATTGTTCCTCTGGTGTCCTTTGGGCTGTAATGCCAGTTGTGCGTAGTGCCATAGGCATTCTCCAGCACAACGAGGGTCTTACGTTTCAGCACCGTTTCGGAGGTTCGGAAGTCGTCCAGCAACACTGTGAGGAGGAAGAAGGGCTGAGTGCTTAACGTCAGCTCCCTTTTCTCTAGGTCGAGGATAGCGCACCCAGATGCCTTGCTGTCGGGGTCTATCCCGATGATGTGGGTATATCCTTTACTCATCTGTCCTGTTTCTTTCTTATTTCTTCGTAGCCCATCTAAGCACCCAATACATCCGCTTGAACGCCTTGCGCTCTGCGATTATAGCCTCTGCAAAGGAGCGGGCAGCGTCTCTCACGCTGGGTATCTTTTCCTGCTTATGTCTCTTTCTCATTGTCGTTGCCTTGTTGTTCGTTGTCGTTTAATTCTTTCTTGCTTATCTCTATTTCTGATGACGTCGAGGTGGTCATCTGCTCGTCCGTCGTAGTAGCCCCATCGGTAGACGAGTACCCCTGCGAGGAAGAGAATGAGCGTCCCTATGATATACATGGCTGTTGGTTGCTTAGGAATTTGTTGACGAAGTATACCTGCCCCTTGGGTGTTACCTTAGTCGTTATAGTCGTGTGAATCACTCCATCGTTGCCAGAGCGGACTCCCTTCTTTATCTCAAAGAGGCCTTTGTCCATTGCCTTCTGCGTTGGCTGGTTACGCATTTCTCCGTGCTTGCAGAGGAAGCCCTCGCACCTCATCCACTCAAAGAGTCGGTTTTGCCCGATGTCTATACCGTTTTGTCGGAGGGTCTTGGCAAGCTCTCCAATCAGGATGGAGGTGTTGGAAGCGAGTACAGCCGTAGCAAACGCCACCTTTGGGGCGTCCTCCTGCACCTTGGCCTGCAGGGCTTCCTTCTCCTCCTCGGCCTGCAAGGCAAGCCGTAGTAGCTCGGATCGAGAGGCATTAGCTAGAGGGTTGATAGCTACCCCCGTTGTCAGTAGCTCCTTAACTCTAGCATTACACCAGAGGTAGAATTGAGGGCTAAGCCACTGTGCGAAGATGAGGGCAAGGTCTTCATGTAGCCAAGTTCCGCCTCCCGTTTCTGGAGAGCCTTGTACCACATGCACCAATTCAAATGGGAGAATATTCCTATTTGAAGAAACAGAGGCGATTAGCTCTTCCGCCTGCTTTGTTTTAATCCAGTCTTTAGGGAGTTTGCCGAATGGCTTAGCCATCTCGGTAGCATTGACCATCACGCTATCACCCCTCTGAAAGGTGATAGGGTTTCCGTTGTATCGGAAGATTTGATTTGCGATATTCATTGCAGTGTAGTTGTTAGATGATTGGGTCTACTTCTCTGCTTCGGTTGTCTCTTGTTCATCGACTGCTTCGTCGGCGTCGAGTCGGTCGATGATTCCTTGTGTAACACGGACGCAGTGTTGCATTAGCTCCCAAAACGGAGTGGAGGCGGAAGAAATAGATGTCACCTCGATGATGTCCTTCACCTCCTCCTCGGTGTAAGTGTCCCCGCTGGTGAAATGCCTTGCAATGTTAAGGTCTAATACCACACCTTCCATCGGCTTATAGACCTCCAGCATATCTGCGAGTTCGGTAAAGTACTTGCGTGCGCCTTCTAGGTCGAGGGTATATTGTGTTGTGTCCATATCTATTTTTCTTGATTGATTGGTTGTGTTAGAATGGGAGTTCATCAGCCGTCTGTGGCTGTGCAGTGGCAAGGGCTGGAGTTGCTACGGGACGTGCATAAGTTGCTACGGGACGTGCATAAGTTGCTACAGGCTGGGGTGAAGTTGCTACATGAGTTGCTATAGGCTGACCCTGCGTGTAGGTTATCTGCCATGCCCTTACCTCGGTGTACCACTTGCCATTCCACTCTCGGCTCTCTATCTCAATGTGCGCTGTGACTACTGTGCCTACCTGAGTAGGGTACTTGTCGATGTTGTCGTTAAAGATGGATATGGCAACCTTTCGTGGGTACTGCTCTTGCGTCTCAAGTATGAATCCGCCTTTGCGCCATTCTTTGCCTGCCTTGCTTGTGCCTCCATCGTAGGGGAGTACTTGGACGATTGTCCCTGTTAATTCTAGATTCATTGTTTCTTGTTTTTGAGTTAGTAGAAGCTCTTATCTTGAGCTTGAAGGAGGTCTTGTATGTAGTATTTTATCCTACCGCTTTCGGAGCGTCTCTCTTGGAGCATGCCAAGATGTTTCCACCTCTCTACGTTTGCTCGTCCGAACATCTTGTATGCCTTGCTTTGTGATACCACAGGAGAACCGAAGTTGTCGTTTACCGCTTTATCTATAGCCCCAGCGAGGAAGCGTTGGAGGTGTTCATTGTTGGCTATGGCGTATTGTATGCTCTCTTGTGGTGGTGATTTTGTTCTCATTCCATCGTCTTTCTTTTAGCCATTTGAAACCACTCCTTAGGTGTGTATTCCCGTTGTCCTTTGGTTTCATTATGTTCTGCTATTGCATTGTTTTCTATCTCCGTAGACCTATCCTGCCAATAAGTGGATAGCCACTCGAAGAATACGGAAGGTGTAAACTGACCGAATACCTTACCATACTGGAGTGATAGGCACTTATCCTTGAATATGTACAGGTCATCTAAATAGAGGTGAGGATAGGAAGTTATCACCCTCTTTGCCATCATCCCAATCTGGTCTGGCCTAAGTCCTGCACCAAACCAATCATTAACCTCAAGGATAATTAGAGATATATGCCTCAGTAGTTGATCCCTATCTTCATCGTCCCTATTTATCAGGCATATAGGAGCTATTAAATCAGAGTCAATCGCTCTGATAAGCTCTGGGAAAGAAGGGGTATTACCTTCACTTGATCCCATCCTCAATTGCCTTCCGCATTTGAGCAAGCTGACTGAGGTTTTCTTGCTTTGCCTCTGTAGCTGTCCTTGGTGCAATTCGCCTTGTTCTGTAGGAGCTAATGATTTCATTGTACTTACTACTTATTATTGCTGGAGATAGGTGTTGGAGTATCCAAGGGTCACTAATGCATTGGAGGAGTCCAGGAAACGCAGCGAGTATGTCCTCTGTGCCATACCCTCTATGCTTGCTTTTCAGTGAGAACTCTATCTTGGCGTATATGTCTTTGAGTGCTTGCATCTCCTTAGCCGACCAGTAGAAACTCTCCCCTGTTACCTGCATGTAAAACTCGTTGAAAGTTTCACGCATTTTTGTGGTTGGTCTCGCCTCCTTTTTCTCCTGCTCTTGGGCGGTTGGAACTGTCCCATTTGCTGTCCCAAAAGGTGTCCCACGCTCTGCGATTTTACCCTTTGGTTGTAAGGGTTTCGCTGTCCCATTTGCTGTCCCAAAAGGTGTCCCACTCAAGCACCGATGAACCTTTGTTTTAGGAATACTTAAAGCTTCTGATATATGCCTTATGGACGCCTTCGGAAAGGCAGAGATATAAGCCTTGATTAAGAAGGCTTGCGGGTCACTCTCAAGGAGCATAGCCTCCTCTTTCGATAGCTTCATATTCTGGAGTAGAGAAGTATATGCTGTTTATCGTGTTTCCGTAGGTTATTAAACCTGCCACATACAGCTCTTTCAACGCTGGTCTAGTTTCGGAGTAAGAGAACGGAAGCGCGGCCTCAAGCTCGACCTTAGTCACCAATAGCGGTCTTCTATTGTTAGATCTTCTTATCTCTAGGAGGTGATTGAGTATTGTTAGTACCTCACTCGCCTGCGGTGACATACTCAAGGATGCTTCGCTTGTCATAGTATATCCTTGTGTGGTTATGATATACGAATTTGTATTTCCCCATCTTTCTACCAGAGAGAAGGGTAGGGAGAGATACTCCTAGTATCTCACAAGCCTCTCTTGCTGTCAGCCAGTTTGAAGGATGCGTATTGGTCTGCTTTGCGATAGCCTCCTTGGCCTTGTCTATGGAGGCTCGGACATTCATCTGTCGTTCCTCCCTTGTTAGTTCTGCTACATTCATATTTCATTCACTGCTTATTATACTGCATATTGATTGTCGAAAAGAGTATCGAATAGAGTTGGCGATTGTATTTTCATCTCTGCTTCTCTTAGGTAAGAAAGTCCATCCTTCCAATACTCTTTATTGAGCTCTGTGCTCAAGCCTCTTCTCCCTAGGTTGATAGCACAATAGGGCACCGTCTGGATACCTCCGAATGGGTCAAATACCACATCTCCCTCGTTGCTATATCGTATGATTAGACGTTCCACTATGTCTAGCTGCAACGGGCATACGTGCTTAACCCTGCCCTTCTGTGCTTGCGTCGTGTTGAGCGTGCGCATACGTGTGACATCATCCCAGATATAATCCTTGTGGCTAACAGGGTCTATGGCCATGAAAGTCTTAGGAAGCTTATCTATAGCACCTAAGTCTTCGGCCAATCGGAGGTGTCGCTCGAAGCTGTAGATATTGTCTTCACTGAAATTTCGGAAGATTGTACGGATCTGGCTTATGTCGAGTTGGGCTATATCCTCTGGGGATAGTAGCCTATCTCCCGAGCTCTTCCAGCTTGCGTGTGCATCTAACTGCCATCGAGCAAGACTATACTTCTCCTTGTCCTTGACCACTGGGATGTCGGCATAAGCCCTGCTAGTGTCTGTTGGTAGCTTGCGGAAGAGTAGCACGTACTCTGGGCAACCTACCCCCATCTTAGACCCATCCTTACACATCTCGGTGTATCCAAGTCGGTAGGTTTGGTTATTCTCCCTCACCACATCCGTATCCACCGTTATACGCCCTATATATCGGAAGCCGTGCCTCATGTAATGGAAGACCGTCATCTCGCTGAAGGGGTCTATCGTGGGCATCCCGTCGCCTGTGGCATTACCGAAGAGTACCCTATCCTTGACGTGGATACACGCCAGTCGCCCTGGGCGGAGGATACGTAAGAGTTCGGGGGTGAGGAAGTCCATCTGCCTAAAGAAGGCTTCATTATCCTCGTTGTGTCCGAAGTCGTTGTAGGTAGGAGTGTACTCGTAGTGATTCGAGAAGGGTATACTCGTCACGATTAAGTCTACAGAGTTGTCGGGCATCTTCTGGCATTCCTGTACGTTGTCGTTGTTAATTGCCCTCCACAGGTCCCCGCTTGCCTCTTCACGCTCTCCGAACATGAAGCGCATTAGTCTCTCCTCGCTCTTCTTGTGATACAACCCATAGGTTCGTAGGAGCTTCACGAGATTGCAAACCATTTGATTGTGCTGTCTCCACTTGTGCATGAAGCTCTTGAAAATCTCTGCCTCGCTCTCCGCATACACAAGATATAGGTCTACGGGGTGTTTCTGCATGAACCGATGAATGCGGTGGACAGCTTGGAACTTATCATTGAACTTATAGTCAATGAACATGATAGCCTTGTGGCAGTGGTATTGGAAGTTCAGACCCTCACCGAGCATCTCAGGCTTAGCTGCTAGATATTTGAGTTCCCCGTCTTTGAAGGCTCGTATCACCTCATCTGCTTCGTCGTCATCTTGTGAACCGTAGACAGCTCGGCATTCTGGGATGGCAGAGCAAATCGCCTTACGCTCGTCCTCTAGGTCGTGCCAGAGAAGGAAGTGGTCATCCTTATTCTCAGGGCGGTTTACGATCTCAACGAGCCGAGCTATCTTATCGGATAGCGTTGCCCTTCGCTCCTTAGCCCCATCTTGTAGTGATAGAGCAGCATCTCGGAAGAGCTTGCCACGTCCGTCCTTATCGAACTCCATCTCTCCCGACACACTTACCATTTCCTCGTGGACACGAAGCTCGGGAAGCTCGTACCCTTCGTCTGGGTAGCCTAGGTCACTAGGTTTAGTGATGACAAGTGCCCAAGAGCTGACCCAGATCCAAAACTCATCCTCCTTATGTGGGTAGAGTGTGAGGTTGTTCGCCTTAGTGCTGTCTCTCTGGAAGAAGCGTGTGAGAGCCTGCCCTGTCTCCATCACCCCTAGGTAGCCTGCATAGTGAATGAGTTCTTTGTACCTGTTTGGGCTTGGAGTGGCGGTTGCCACGAATCGGTACTTCACCCCAGAGAAGAGCGGGAGGAATGTTTGATAGGTCTTAGTCCCATATCCACGTAGCACACTTGCCTCATCAAGAGAGGTGGCTACAAAGTACGAAGGATCAATATCTCCATCACGTACCCGCTCGTAGTTGGTGACCATCACATCTGACGAGCATGCCTGAACCTCGGAGCTATTTCGTACGTATTTCACATCCATACTTAGGTGCTTCTTTGCCTGCTCTGTGAACTCGTGTACTACACGCTTAGGACACACGATGAGAGCCTTACCTCCTTCGTGCTTCACAATCAGTCGGAGGATCTCTAGCTGGGTGACTGTTTTCTGCATACCAAAGGAGCTGAAAATAGCACGACACCCGCCTCTTATAGCCCACTCTACACTATCTTTTACATGAGGGTATAGCGTTGGAGTTAAGTCCTCTCTGTCTATCTGGAAGCCGCTATCGTGGCTTATGGCCATCTTATCTCGGAGGAAGTCTATATATGCGTCTCTTCTATTTTCCATATCGTGTTTGTTTTATGCTGGCATGAATACGTTTGTCAGAGGCCTCCCTCCAGACACTATCTGCCAAAGTCCTTTATGCTTATCTCCGCTTGCATCTATCAGCCGAAGGTCTTCTACTCGACCGAACATTTGGTAGGTTCCGCAGAGGTCTATAATCCATGATTTGTCCTTATTGGGGTGGGGGCGTATTGCACGGCCGACGATCTGATACCACAGAGACAGGGAGCGAGTAGCACGGGCGACAACCACCGTGTCCAGCTCGGGATAGTCGAAGCCAGTAGTAAGTGTTCCTACGTTAGCTACGACCTTTATGCGACCGATCTTGAAGTCCTCAAGTATTCGCTCACGCTCTCGCTTTGGGGTCTCGCCCGTTACGACAGCGGATATGCCCGGGAAGTGCTCTATCAGCTCCTCGCTCTCCTCGACAAACTGCGTGAAGACCAAGATCCCCTTTCGTGGAACCTTAGCGTTGTATAGTAGACGTTCTACAACGTTCACGAGCTTGCCAGCAAAACCTGACCGAAGGTATTCTGCTCGGAGACTAGCCTCCGTGTATCCCTGTCCTGTGCTATTCACACTCAATCGCTCAATGTCGATACTCTCGATGTTGTAGTAGTCCATTTGGGCGAGGAAGCCCGCTTGTAGCAACTCACACACCTCTGTGTAGTGGATCAGCTGCGTGAAGAACTTCCCCCTCAATCGGGTGAGGAAGCGTAGCATTGATCCTGGCTCTTCCCTCGTACCTGTGGTGTACAGCCTATATGGCGTTGCCGTTAGTCCTACGCACTTAGCTCCTATGTCCTTTAGAAAGGTCATGTACATTCCGTAAGGGTCTTCGCTAGCTAGGTGTGCCTCGTCAATAATCACATAGCGGAAATGCCTGAACTCGTCGGGCTTCTTGTACACGCTACCGATAGTGGCAAATGTTGCCTTATTGACCTCCTTACGCCCACAGCTCGCAGAGTATATGGAGCAGAATAGGAAGCCATAGCTACAGAGCTTTTCGTAGTTCTGCTCTAGTATTTCCTTTGACGGCTGTAAAATCAGCACGTCAGTGTCTAGTCGATTGACTATATCAGCTATTACTAGGCTCTTCCCTGATCCTGTGGGCAATACCATAAGCCCGTGCCCCTTTCGGCTGCCATCCACAAGGAAGCGAATGGCAGCATCAGAGGCTTGTTGTTGATATGGTCGGAGTTTGTATTGCATGATTTGATTTGCGCTAGATCCAACGCTTGTTTAGCTCTACCTCTCTCTCCATCTCGCCTAGCATACCATGCTCATCTGATGAAGGGAGATATATGCCTGCTTCTTTAGCGGCCCAGTCACGGAAGCGGTCTATTGCGGTGGACATTTCTTTGGTGTCAAGTTCAGAGCTTGAGCGAAGCACATAGTATCTTCCTATACCTTGCCCCTCTTTCTCTCTAAGGAAGAGGTCGGGGTTCACGTGTCGCTTAAAAAACTCTTGCTTGATATACCCCATCCTCTCTCCATATTGGAGGGCGAAGTATGAGAGTATGAGGTGTAGGTAGCTATTCTGATTGAGTGTTCGCTTGCCCCGCTTCTCTGTCAGCTCTACGAGCAAGCCCTGACGATATAGGAAGTTACACCTCTCTTTGAACTGGGTGCGGTCAAGCTCCCGAGAAAGGTCGAATATCATTCACTTGCGAAGATTTTAGGGTTGGTTATAAGGTGGCGGTTAGCTTCGATGAAGTCGATAAGCTCTACCACCTTGCCCTCGAGTATCGGGATGTCTCGTTCGGGGGCGAATAGGTACTCCTCACTGTATGTAGCCTTGAGCTTGACCACTACCTCGGGAGGCTCGGGGGTTTGCTTCGTGATATTCGTGCTTATCTCCGCTACATCGTAGCTGAATAGATCTACGCCCGTGTAGCCCATCTGTTTGAGGCAGTAGGGATAAACAAGGTGCTGGGAGTGGTCTTTGAACTTGCCTACCTCGTACGACCCCGTGGTCTTAATGTCGTGTACGCTTAGTGGCATCAGCTCATCGAGGTAGCCGTAGAGCCTCACATCACCCCGCCTTGTAGGTAGTACCCCTTCCACGAACATCTGAGGTATTGCCCCCTTGTAGTTACCTGCGAAGACCCTAACAGCATCCACGGGGTAGATAAACGTACGCCCGTTGTAGCTCGCCTTGAGGCTTGTAACGTTGCCAGCTTCGTCGTAGAGCTTCTCTACCTCCACCTCCTCAGACTTCCTCCCGAGAATAAGGCAGTCCACCAGATCATTGAAGACGGTGCCTATATCTGCCTTGATAAGGTCTTTCGGCACTCGGTTGATTTTGTCGATGAGGTCTTGGAACGCCTTAGCCTCGTATTCTTCGAGAGTGAGGGAGGGGTTTTCAGCCCCACCCCAATACTTATTGTAGATTACCTCGGACTTGGAGTAGTCCGTGTAAGCGTCAATAAGCGAGGGGTAGAGCTGATAGCCCACCACAGAGCTACTTTGTTTCTGCTTTCTCATATCGCTTGGTAGCTTTGTTTAGGACAAGCCCGAGGCTCTTAGCCTTCTCGTTGATAAGGAAGCCTGCCTGCTTCTTGCTTGAGCCTATATGCTCAAACTCATCAATTCGACCAACGAAGTCGTTAGCACTTAACTCATCGGTGACAAGCTCAATAGCCTCTCTGATTTCATCCATCACCTGCTCGTACTTGTGAGCTTCGGAGCGTTTCACTTCAATCATCGCCTTGTAAGGTTCAATGATTTGAGCTTGGATGAAATCGTTTGGTGCGGTCGTCTGCCCCGTCTTTCGGTCGATAATCTCGGGGATAATCATCACCGAGGGTAGTCCGCAGGTGTTCTTACCATCATTTCGTGGTGTTGGGTCAAACGTAATGCTTCGCTTGACCACATTATTCTCCGTCTTCGTCTCCATATACCCGAGGAGGTCAAGCTCTGCCACAAGAGCATTGTAGGTCTTCTCTCGTATGGCAGGTATGAACACGTTGGTATCTCCCTCTTTACGTACGTCTCTGTGTGCTACAATGACGATATTCTTATTCAGGGAAGAGATACTACGCACGAAGTTTTGCACCTCAAGGTTGATAGCCCCCCAATCTCTAAGCTGAGGTTGTCGGAAGCCACACACGTGGGTAATGATAAAGTCCATCATCTTACCAGCTGTATCTACTACGATACTGGAGAAGTCGCTTAGGTCTTCTTGGAGCACCTGTTGCACCTCTGCCCACGTATTGACCTGCACTGTGCCTACGTCCTTGACATGGGCGAGATTGACACGCTTTACCCCACCATCAAAATCTAATAGCAGGGGGCGTGGAGCGGACAGGGCGAGAGTGGTCTTACCCATACCACTCTGCCCGTAAATCATCATCTTTACACAACTGGGAGTATCCAGCTCGAAGTATCTTTTAATAAGGCTCATATCTGTACCTGTTATTAGTCGTTAGCTTTCTCTTGGTCTGTGTGGATGGGGAGGATGAGTGAAGCTATGTTAGCTTGTAACATCTGTTGCGCATAGATCTTGGCACCCTCTAGGGTATCTATCTCGCCACGCGCAGTGCTGGAGTTGATGGATGCACAAAACCAAAATTTTCCATCTTTTTGTCTCTCGTAGATGCGCAGGGGGATAG